AGATTCTAGGGTTTGTTTCGTTAAGCTTAAAAACACGGCTCTATTTGCTTGGGCTTCTTCTTGAGTTCTTGCAAACTCACCTCCAGCACTTACAAGTCCTTTTAAAACAGCTGTATCAGCAATTGTAATATCAGCACTAAACTGCTTTCTTATAGATTTTGCTATCTGATCTAATTTAATAAATTGATCTGCGACATCTTCAGTTGGTTTCAGCAATTTTTTCAACTCTGCTGCTAAACGAGGGTTACCATCGCTTACTGCTTCTATTAGGGTGCGAATGGTTATTAAATCACGGGACGCAATTTCTGCTGAAATAATGCCTTTGTCTAAGTCTCCTGCTAGCTTTTGTATTTTTTGTTGTGAATCTGCAGCCGAAGTGCCTAGTTCTGATAACGCCTTTGTGGTTGTTAAGGTTCCGTCTTCAAATGTTCCAATTTTTTGAGTAACATCTCCAAGAGTGGCAACAACTGTTTTACCATCGTCGCTTATCTTAAGTAATCCACCTTTCACAAAAGAGTCTGCAATAATTTTTCCACTGCGTTCACTTAGTTCAGCGATACGAGTAATAGCAAGACCTTGTTTTTCCAGAGTAGGAAGAGCTCCTGATTGAGCGAGTCTAATCCCAGCTATTTCTGTTGCAGCCGCAAGCTTGTCAGCAGATGTTTTAGCTTCGTTATATTTAGATATAGCACTTTTTAACTGTTCTTCTAGACTTAAGTCAATTGCAAATGCACCAGACTGTTGTTTAGTAAGCTCCTCAGCAGCTCTTGAAGCAACAATAACAGCTTGTGGGTCTAGTCCTGAAAAAAGAACTCCTACCTCACCTGCAGTTCTACCAATACGTTTATAAGCATTAGCTAATTCATCTAAGCCTGCAGCTGTATCTCTAGCGTCCTTACCAAAAGATTGAACAAATTCAGAAATTTCTGAGAATAAGTCAACACCAAAGAAGCTAAAGACTAACTGGGCAGCTCCTAAAACAGCGACAAAAATATTAAGAAGGCCTAAAGCCGCTGAAAGGGCAGTTCCTATTCCTTTAGCTGCAGCTGCCGCTAAATTAAGTCCTCCAGCTAATATATTTGCTCCTTTACCTGCAGATTTAATTCTTTTATCAAATACTTCAGCAGCAGCTGTTAGTCCTTGCTGTCTTTTTTGTGATTGTTCTAATTGTTTTTTAGCTTCACCAGTCAAGTCCGCGCCTTGTTTTCTATTCTTGTTGATAGCTTCTTGAAGATTAAGCTCGTTTTGGGCTAAAAGTTTAACATCAGCTCTTAGAGTTCTTGTTTCGCGTAATCCAATATTTCCTTCAGCCAATCTACGTTTTAAATTGGCACCTGTTCCACGCCCAGCTCCTTGAAAGGCTCCACCACCAACAAATGCTCCAGCTGCTTCTTGAGCTTGAGAAGCAAAAGTAGCAGACTGAACATTGACTTTTGTGAATCTCTGTGCTGTTCTTTCAAGAACCTCATTAAGCTGTGTAAAACCACCAACAACAAAACTACTCAAACCTGTTCTGAGTGAGTTAAAAACTAAAAGTGCTACAGACCCTAATAAAACAATTCTATTGCCTAGCGATTGATCTAAAAACTTTGCAACAGGCTCTAAGCCTTTAGTCACTAAGAGACCTGCTTGAATAGCTAAGTTTTGAAAGTTAGCTACAAGTTTTTCAAATACTTCTTGTGTTGTTTCGCCCGTATCAGTAATATCAGCAAAAGCACGCTGACCATCTTTAATCACCTGATTAACAAAAGCCTGTCGTCTTTCAAATTGAGTAAGCTGTGAGGCAGACTTATTCAATGAGGCAGCATAGGCTTCAACTGCGGGCTCAATACGTGTAAAGATACCAATCTCATCTAAAAGTTCTGGTTCAAGCTTGATAGCACCACGAGTAATACGTTGGAAAGAATCAGTCAAGTTTCGTCCTAAAGCTCTAGAGGCTTTAAGCGAGACTTCTGCTAATTCATTAATTTGTTGAGAGTTAAAACCTGCAGATAGCGCAAGGTTTGCTTGAGTAGCAGCTTCAACAATAGATAACTGCCCATTAGTAATATCTTGAAGACCTCTAATAACACGCTGTGAACTTGACCCAACAGCATTAGCGAGTTGTTCTGTACCACGAATAATAGTCTCAAATTGAGCGGCACGGTTTAAAGCCGTAAAAGCCGCAGTCAACGCAAACACGTTAGCAGCAGCTGCGGCATACACACCAACTACGCCCCCCAGTCCTTGCGACTGAGCAGCAAAAGAGCGTCCAGCGGACGCAGAGGCTTGACCTAGTCTAGTTTGATTTTTGCCTACTCTTTCAGTAGCCTTACCAACGCGATCAAGTTCTTTGGAAACCTGATTACCACCACTAGCTTCAAGAGCGACTTTTACTTTAGATGTTTTAGTAGCCAATCTTAACCTCTGTTCGCCTTAGCAAGCGACTCTCTTTCTTTCTGCTTTTGTGCATAGTACGCACTTAACTGATCTTCACCAATCTTCAGTAATTCAAACACAGCTCGTCTATCTTGAATATCATATATATCCATAATAGCTGCTAAGCCAGCATAGTCTTTACCCATCCAAGTGCCACTCATACCATCCCACTTATCAGGAAGAGTGTTAAGTAGCATGAGAGCTTGTTGACATTCTAGCTCTAAACTAGATGGGTCTTTTGGAAGTTGAGTTTCATCAATTTCCCAACCCATCTGTTCACACATTGCTATGTATTGATCTTGGTTCATACCTCCAGCAAATAAAGAATTACGGAGGTAGTCAGTTAGTTTTTTGCGTTTTCCTCAGCTCTTTGCTTAGAAAACTGTTCAAAGTCATTCATCGCATCTGTAACGAACTGATCAAATACTGTAGATGACCTTAATAATTCTAAAGCTTCCTCTTCACTATAATCAATATTTTCATTTGCGTCCATTGAAGAAATGTCAACAGGAAGAAGTACAGGAAGATGCTTTACTTTAAGCCCTTTCCAGCCAACAATCGCTTTTTCTGCATAGTGGTCAAGAAATTTATCGTTATCAATTTCTTCTTCACGCTGACGAGTGCGTTTATTAAATTTGTAGGTTAAAGACTGATTACGAATTTTCATCAAATCCTCACGTGTTAAGTAACGAAGATTAACCTGAAAACCGTCAATATCTGGAAATTCTACCCAGGTGGTGGTCTCTTTAGCGACCAAGTTTTTAATTTTACTCATGATTCCCCTCATAAATGAAGAGTGCTTATCACATATCTGCTTTTCTAAGGTGAGGGGGAACCTTGAATCGCAAGTGATAAGCACTCAGCTGGTTTAAAATGTTAATGTTCCCCCTCAGAAACATTGTGCTAATAATTACTTAGCAGCAAAGATTTTGACTTCTCCGCCATCACCTTTGTTCGCAGTGTTCTCCTGAGCAACAAAGTTAACAGACATTGAAATAACGTCTTCAACTGCAAGAGCAGGAAACTCAAACTGAACAGCATCAAGTTGGAAAGCAACATATGGAGCAGTTGTTCCACCAATGATAAGATTAGCATTTGAAGTTTGTGCAGAAGAGGTACGTGAATCCTCAGCAATATTGCGAAGGAAACCAGCAGACTCTAAATCACCTGCACGAAGATACATCGTTGCTGAACCTGTTACAGCACGAGAACCAGTAAACTGGCCAATAGGCTCATTAAGGCTAGCGAGTTCTTCTGGTGTTAAGTATGTAATGTTGTTGTTATAATCAAAGCTTACAGCTGTTACTGGGAAAGTAAACTTCTCATCCGAAGCTGTAGCTGAAGATTGATGGTGAAACTCAATTGCGCTAAGACGGTTCTTAATGAATGAGTTTGTTCCAATTGTTCCTGCAACGTTCATCTGGTTAAATGGGTGATAGTGTGCAGTTACAGAGTGCTCAGATGCATTTGAATTAGCAGTTACACTTGAACCATCATTCAACACACCACCAAATACTGAAATAGCATTATCACGCTGAGTGCTGGTTAACTCTTTAAGAGTTGTACCAAATCCAGCCCAAGTAACTGTTGAAATTTCTTCAATTCCGGCATCTACAGTTGCCTGATTAACAGTAGCGTTTGACACCTGATAAACAACGTTATCTAGCTTAAAGTATAAGTGGTTTTCAACTGCTGTTGAGAAGTTAGTACGTGAAGAGTGTGCTCCTGCACTAGCAGCTACGTTAGTAGTTTCAAGTTTACCACCAGTTGCCCAAACAGATTGTTCTGTTGTTCCATCTGCAACTTTTGTGTTTGAAACCAATGACTGCCACATAAACCAGTCAGCAACTGGTTTTACGTTACCAGTTTGAGTAGTACCTGCGTCAGTTCCATCAGCAGCTGCACCAGTTACAACACCAGTAGGGCGAAGATAGACCTGAAAGTTCCAATCAACCGGATTAATAGCAGTGTTAAAACGCTGCTGTGAGCGATCAGGGTTTGTTCCTGATTCCAATGAAGTAATATCCTGGGTAGCAGAAGACGATGTTGCTGCAAATCCTGCTAAGACCTCAAGTTTCCAAGTATTTTCTGGTGTCATAGCAGTGACAGCAGCACCGTTGAGCAAGTCAACTGTGGACAAAAATACCTCAGAATTTCTTTGTAAATTTAGAGATGCCATCTCTTTTTCTCCTTATCCGTCTAATCTATAGACTAATGTTAATTCAACCTCTGCTAATCCATAAGGAGTTGCTAATCCTTCATCTGAGGTTATACTATCTATAGTTATATCTAGTATACCTTTATCAGGATGGTCTCCGATTGAATAGATAACGTGCTCAATATCTTGAGTAATGTCATCTACGAGGCTTTGAGAATTATCTTCTCCGAATACGTATGCTCTTATGGTAACGCCTAATGTCGCTACCGTCAAACTTTTAGAATTAAAATCTCGAATTTCGGTCCCTGCGCTTACGTAGAGAGCTGGAAAGTCGTTAACTTCGTCTAAAAATTTAATTCTACGAAAAACATTATTAAAAACATTTTGAGTATAAGTGTATGAGGGATTAAAGCTAGAAACTCCTCCATCTATCTCTTTAAGTTGAGTTACGACAAAATCAACTATTTCTGTTCGTCTAGACTGGGCCATAACCTTACCTTCTTATAAACCTGAAATACTTACCAACAAGCTGTTGAACAGCAGGTCTTAAACCTTGCTGCTCTATTAATTTACTTGGAGCCCTACGCTCGCTCTCAAAAACATTATAGATCGGATCATAAGTATATTCAAGAAATCCTTTTTTCTGATTAAACTTAGTTACCCTAAAAGACTCTGCAAATCTACCAGTACGTTCTGTAAGTATTTCCGGTCTAGGTGGCGGAGGGCCACCTGGAATCCCTTTTGGCATTTTAGACCTAAACAGTCTACGGGCTAAGGCTTCTATTTGTTGAACACTGACCATTTCTTGAATAGGATCTTTCAGTGCTCTCTTTCTGGGCCTACCTCTCTTAGCTGGAACAGTTAATGGACCAAATTTTTGGGCACCTTTCTCAAATCTAATCTCTAAAGGATCGCCACCATATTGAGGATCAAATTCAGCAGCTATAAATAGAAGTTCAGCTACAACCTGAACAAGAGTGTATTGAGATTTAGCTCCTAGTGCCTTTCTTATTTCGGTGTTTGCTTTTCCTTTAGTAAAGTAGTCAACCAAATTTTGAGAAAAGTCTTGTACAAGTGCTTTAGAGACTTGTGTAGTTACATCTTCATATTTATCATCTATAAGTTTATCAAAAAGAGGAGTGGTACGAAGAGTAAAATTATCATCACGAACTTCTACTACAAAATATCTTTGAGCCTGTGCTTTATTACGGGTAGCTTCTTCAACATATTTAATAAATCCAGGGATGATTTTTACTTGTGTAGATTGCCTTAAAGATCC